ACGACAAGGTAATAGTTTTTTGGGACGGGAATAATAACTCGTCCCAAAGAAAATTACTGTTTTCTGAATATAAGGAAAACCGTCGTTTAACAATGAACGAAGAAAAGAAAGAATCTTATTATGGACAGAAAGAAAGATTGAAACAATATCTTGAAGAAATGTTCATTAGACAAATTGGTATTGACGACCACGAGTGCGATGACTTAGTTGCTTATTACACACAAATAAGTCAAGAAGAAAAAATAACAATCCTTTCTTCAGATAAGGACCTTACACAACTTATCACACCGAAAGTACACATGTACTTACCTATCACAAAACAATGGATTACGGACAAACACAAGGTTAAATTAGGTACAATAGAAGTTCCTATCTGTAATGTAAAATTAGTTAAGATTTTATTAGGTGATAAATCTGACAATATTGAAGGTATATATAACTTTGGTGAAAAGAAACTTATCAAATATTTTCCTGAGGTTCTTGAACAAGAACTTAATATTGACTATATTTGTACAAGAACACAGGAACTTTTAGAAGAAAATGATACAATCAAACCACTCAAAAATCTATTATCAGGTACAACCAAGTCAGGTACCTACGGAAAGGAATACTACGATATTCGTGAAAAAATCGTTAGTTTGTCAAACCCTTTAATGACCGAAGACGCTAAAAGACAAGTAGAACTTTATTACTCAGAAGATATGGACCCTGAAGGTAGGGGTTATAAAAATCTAATGAAAATGATGATTGAAGATGGATTCTTCAAGTACTTACCAAAACAAGATGATGCTTGGGTAGAGTTCCTTCAACCAATTATGAAATTAACAAGAAAAGAAAAAAAACGATACAATAACAACAATTAATTATGAAAGAAACACAAGATTTAACAAAAATGGAGTTTTTGATTAAACTCAACGACAACATCGTGGTTCAAAGATTTTTTAATGTTAAGGGTTACAATGAAACTGCTAAACACAGTATGGATTTGTATGATTACATTCAAAAAATTGACACGTATTTGAAAAATTATTTAACAGACAAAAGTTTGGACTACATGACTGAAAACGCCGAGATGATTATGAACGACCCATCTGTCATGGAAACGTCAAAAACTGACGGACCTGAATGGTTTCACATTTATGTTAAGATGGGTGAACAGACAATTTGTCATAGAGGGTTTGATGCCAAAGTGTACCCACCAAAGGCTAGATACACCGTAGACATACGACCAGAGATAAAAAACATTTTGAAGTCGTTAACTGACATTTTTTCAGGTGAAAATTTTTCTACACAATATATGAATTATCAACTCGCTTGATAGTATTTATCAACACAAGTAAAAATAAAAACAGGTATGTCAAGCGAGAAAAATTTCGGGTATTTAGGAAACACATTTCAAATTCAACTTATTAATCAACTTATTCTTAACAAAGATTTCGCACGTGCGATTGTTGATGTGTTGGATTCCAAATACTTTGATAATCAATACTTTAAAATCATCGTTCAGATGATTAAAGAGTATTATTCAAAGTACGAGGGTGTTCCTACATTTGAAACTTTGGACCAATTGACTCGTTCTGAAATTAGTTCTGATGGTGCAAGAAAAATAGTACTTGACACATTAACCCAAATTCGTGACGTAAGTTTTGAAGGACACCAATTCGTAATTGAAAAGGCACTTAAATTCTGTAAACAACAAGAGCTTCAAAAGGTTATGACCAAAGCTCAAAAGATTATAGATAAAGGTGATTTTGAAAGTTATGACCAATTAGAAGAGATGGTAAACAAAGCTCTTCAAGTTGGTGAGATTGAAGACGGTGAACATGACGTATTCACAAATTTGGACCAAGTGTTAGATGAGGATTATAGACACCCAATCCCAATGGGGATTCATGGTATTGACAATCTACTTAAAGGTGGATTGGCAAAAGGTGAATTGGGAGTAATCTTAGCACCAACAGGTGTTGGTAAAACAACAGTTTTAACTAAAATTTGTAACCACGCTTTTAATTTAGGTTACAACGTTCTTCAGATATTCTTTGAAGACAACCCAAAAATTATCCAAAGAAAACACTTCACACTTTGGACAGGAATTGCTCCTGATGAACTTTCATTCCACAAAGATGTTGTTATGGAAAAAGTTAAAGACATTAAAGAAAATACAACGAACAAGTTGGTTTTGAAAAAATATGCTTCTGACACCTTAACAATGAATCAAATTAAAAATCAAATTAGAAAGATGATTGCAGAAGGAACTAAAATTGATATGATTAGTTTGGATTATATTGATTGTGTGGTTCCTGACAAAAACTTAGGGGATGAATGGAAAAGTGAAGGTTCTGTGATGAGAGGATTTGAGGCAATGTGTCACGAATTGAACGTAGCTGGATGGACAGCAACTCAAGGAAACAGAAGTTCAATATCATCAGATGTTGTAACTACTGACCAAATGGGTGGTTCAATTAAAAAGGCACAAGTAGGACACGTTATCATATCAGTTGCAAAGAGTTTACAACAAAAAGAAATGAAACTCGCAACAATAGCTATTACCAAATCAAGAATTGGACGTGATGGTGTCGTGTTTGAAAATTGTAAGTTTGACAATGAACTCATGGAAATTGATACAGAAAGTTCAGTAACTTTCTTGGGTCTTGAAGAACAAAAAGAAGAACGAAATAGGAACAGAGTCAATGAATTATTGGCGAAAAGAAAACAACAAATTAATTAAAAATTTAAAGGAGAAAAATAAAAAAATGGACGCATCACAAAAGATATTGTCAGACCTCACGGTGTATATGAAATACGCTAAATTCCTACCTGATGTAAACAGGAGAGAAACGTGGGAAGAGTTAGTAACAAGAAACATGAACATGCATATCAAAAAGTACCCACAATTAGCAGGTGAGATTGTGGACGTGTACAAGTATGTTTATGATAAAAAAGTTTTACCATCAATGCGCTCAATGCAGTTCGGTGGTAAACCAATTGAAATTTCACCAAACAGAATCTACAACTGTGCTTATTTACCGATTGACCACTTGGACGCATTTGCGGAAAGTATGTTCCTATTGTTAGGTGGAACAGGTGTTGGTTATTCAGTACAAAAACATCACGTAGAAAAACTTCCTGAAATTAGAAAACCAAACCCAAATAGAACAAGAAGATTCTTGGTTGGTGATTCTATTGAAGGATGGGCAGACGCAATCAAAGTATTGATGAAGTCATACTTTGGTGAACATTTGTCAACACCTGATTTTGATTTTTCAGACGTTAGACCAAAAGGTGCACAACTTGTAACATCAGGTGGTAAAGCGCCAGGTCCTCAACCATTGAAAGATTGTCTTCATAAACTAAAAGGTATGTTGGATGCTAAAGAAGATGGTGAAAAATTAACACCTATTGAAGTTCACGATATGGTATGTCACATTGCTGACGCAGTTCTTGCTGGTGGTATTCGTAGAGCGGCTTTGATTTCATTGTTCTCAGCTGATGACCACGATATGATTTCATGTAAGTCAGGTTCTTGGTGGGAAACCAACCCACAAAGAGGTAGAGCTAACAATTCAGCAGCATTGGTTAGACACAAAATCACAAAAGAATTTTTCTTGGATTTGTGGAAACGTGTTGAAGCATCAGGAGCAGGTGAACCTGGTATCTACTTTACAAACGATAAAGATTGGGGAACTAATCCATGTTGTGAAATCGCTTTGAGACCAAACCAATTCTGTAACTTGTGTGAGGTAAATGTTTCTGACATTGAATCACAAGAAGATTTGAACAACCGTGTTAAAGCAGCGGCTTTCATCGGAACACTTCAAGCGGGTTACACTGATTTCCATTACTTGAGAGATGTGTGGAAACGTACAACTGAAAAAGAAGCGTTGATTGGGGTTTCAATGACGGGTATCGGTTCAGGTGTTGTATTAGGTTACAACATGAAAGAAGCTGCTAAACTTGTGAAAGAAGAAAACGCAAGAGTTGCTGATATGATTGGTATTAACAAATCGGCTCGTACAACTACTGTAAAACCAGCAGGTACAACATCTTTGACATTGGGAACATCTTCAGGTATTCACGCATGGCACAATAACTTTTATATTCGTAGAGTCCGTGTAGGTAAAAATGAAGCAATTTACCAATACTTAGCAATGTATCACCCTGAGTTAATTGAAGATGAGTATTTCCGTCCACATGACACTGCGGTTATTTCAGTTCCACAAAAAGCACCTGAAGGGGCAATTTTAAGAACTGAATCACCATTCCAATTGTTGGACCGTGTTAAGAAAATAACACAAGAGTGGGTTAGACCTGGTCACAGAACTGGTTCAAACAGTCATAACGTATCTGCAACAATCAGTTTGAAATCTGAAGATTGGGAATTGGCTGGTGAGTGGATGTGGGAAAATCGTGATTTTTATAACGGTTTATCTGTATTACCTTATGATGGTGGAAGTTATATTCAAGCACCATTTGAGGATTGTACCGAAGAAGAATACGAAAGATTATTCGCTAAATTACAATCAATTGACTTATCAAAAGTTGTTGAATTACAAGACAACACAGATTTGAGTGGTGAGTTGGCATGTGCTGGTGGAGCTTGTGAAATTAAATAATCAAAATAAAACAATTAATAATTCGGAAGGGAGAAGTCAAAAACTTCTCCCTTCTGATTTTTATATTGAAAACGGAATTTATGTTTTCACAAAAGAGTTTCATTTAAGACGGGGTTCTTGTTGTGGTAATGGTTGTAGACATTGTCCTTTTTTTCCTGCTCACAAAAAAGGGAATACAACTATATTTATAGACAATGGCTAATGGTGTAACTTATGGTAT